GACAAGCGCCGAACAGCGGTGTTTGCCGACCAAGAGACCACGGCGGACTTCCTCAAGAAGTACCAGCGGGTCGTCCACGAGAAGCGGCCCGACATCGCTCGCATGATCGAGGATGGCGTAGAGAAGGGGTTGCGCGGCTTCCTGATTGACAGCGGCGTGAAGCGCCCGGATGTCACCGGCAATATCCAGGAGTGGGAAGCGCCCCACAAGGGCACCGCCTACAACAAGCGCGCTGTCGGCGCCGCGCTCGACAAGGAGTTCGGCGACATGCCGGAGTTCCTGTACTCGATCTATCACAAGAACTACGCGGGCGCGGAGAAGTGGCGGCAGATTCGCAACGACTACTCCAGCATCGACCCGGCGACCGGCGGATTCTTGGTGCCAGAAGTCTTGAGGTCCGAGCTTCTTCGTCTATCGCTGGAAACCGCTGTCGTGCGGTCACGGGCGCGGGTTATCCCGATGGACTCGGCACGGGTGCCGTTCCCGGCCATCGACACGACCTCCCATGCCTCTTCGCTGTTCGGCGGCATCACCGCTGGCTGGACGGAGGAAGGCGCAGCCATCACAGAGTCACAAGGTAAGTTCATGCGGCTGGTGCTCGAAGCGAAGAAGCTGGCCGCATACTGCGAGGTCCCGAACGAACTCCTGCAGGACTCCATCATCAGCTTCGGTGCCCTGGTAAATGAGATTTACCCCGAAGCGCTCGCCTGGTATGAGGATGACGCTTTCCTGAACGGCTCCGGCGCTGGGCAGCCGCAGGGCGTGTTGAACAGCCCGGCTGTTGTCTCCGTCGCTAAGGAGACGGGGCAGCTTGCCGCAACCCTCGTCTGGGAAAATCTCACCAAGATGTACGCGCGGATGCTTCCCGGTTCCCTGGGCCGCGCGGTGTGGGTGGCGAACATCAACGTCTTCCCCGAACTCGCGACGATGGCGCTCTCCGTCGGGACCGGCGGCTCGGCCATCTGGCTGCAGTCGGGTATCGGGTCGCCTCCACTGTCGATCCTGGGCCGGCCGATCATCTTCACTGAGAAGTTGCCGACGCTCGGCACCACGGGCGACATCATGTTCATCGACTTCGGGTACTACCTGATCGGTGACTTGATGCAGATGCGCGCCGACAGTTCGCCGCACGTCAAGTTCCAGAACGACATGACAGTCTACCGCGTGACTGAGCGAGTGGACGGGCGGGGCTGGCTGCAGTCGGCGTTGACGCCGAAGGCCGGTTCTACCCTGTCGCCGTTCATCAAGCTCGACACAAGGGCATAAGCATCCAGCCCCGGTGGTCCGGGGCCATTCACGCTGAGGCATTAAAACCCCTTGGCGAGAGGAGAAGACATGGCAACAAAGGGACTCGGCAAGGGCTTCAACGTCATCCCATTGGCGACGGGGGTGCACATCTCGCTCAAGAACGCCAGCGGCGTCACCTTCATCTGCTACGAGGACGGCGGCGCGCAGTCCATCGTGTTCAAGCAGAGCATCGCCGGAGCGTCAGAGGTTGCGCTCGCGACGGTCAATGAACTGTGGGCCTCTAGCGGCGTTGCGAGTCAGGTCTGGACCAGGGAGACCTCCGACGCCAGCGCGGCGCTATCGAACAACTCAACGGTGACGAAGAAGGACACCACGCTGTTCGACTGCGCGGCGATCTACATCGGCGCTGACGAGCTCGGTGACGGTTACGACTCGGTGGAGTGCACCATCGACGGCGCGGGCATCTGTATCGCCATCGTCCACGACCTGACGGTACAGCGGGCTCCTGAGAACCTGGTGACGGCTGGGGTCTAGTGGTTGACCCCTGCCCGCACTGCGGCTCAAGGGCTTGCGCCATGGATAAGCGCCCTTTCTGCCGTCACTCAGGGAAGGCGCGGGTAGAGGAGCCAGCAATCCAGGTAGCGGAACCGATGGAAGTGAAACCACCGCGTAGGCGGCGAAGGAGAAAGCGATGAGCAATCAGAAAAAGACTAGGGCCGTTCGTGAGACGGCGCTCGGCATCGCGGTCGAGAAGACGGCGGCATCTGTCGCTGATATCGACCTGTTCACGGTGACGGGCGAGGTGCTGATCACCTTGCTCTACGGCATCGTGACCGGCGTCGGCGACGGCGGCGCGACAACCATTAAGCTCAACGAGAAGGCGTCCAGCATCGACCTGTGCGCCGCGACAACCGTCACTAGCGACGCGGTGGGCGAGGTCTACGTCCTCTGCGGCGACCGGACGCTCATCATGGGCGGCACCGGCGCCGTCCCCGTCCTGAAGGTGGCGGGCTTCCTGGCGGCCTTCCCGCTCAACCCCATCGTGTTCGATGGGCAGGCGGGCCTCACGATCGAGCTGACCCAGACCGGCGACGACGCGACCCACGCGGTCAAGTGGACGCTGGTCTACGTGCCCCTGGAGGAAGGGGCGTCTGTGGCGGCTGCCTAATGACCTACATGCCCGACACCCTGACGGCTGCGGAACGGGTCCTCCGCAAGTCGATCACCTTTACGGGTGCCGCGACTCTGGGAGCCGTGGGCAACGTGCCGCTTTTCACCGTGACCGGGGAAGTCGTGGTCGTCCGGCTCGTGCCCTACACAGTGCTGACTCTCACCGAAGCGCTCGCTACGGCAACATTAGCGTTGGGTGTGACCGGCCTGACATCCCTGTTCATTGAGGCCACGAACGCCGTGAACCTTCTGACCGGCGAGTTCTGGACTGAGGCCACAGGTGGCGGCACGGCGAACGCGGGCATCGCTCTCCCGGCCGCCCTGAAGGACATCGCCATCACCAGCAATATCGTCGGGACTGTCGGAGCTCAGGCTATCAACGGCGGCACCCTCCGCTTCGACCTTCTCTGGAGGCCGCTAAGTACGGATGGGCTGGTGGTCGCGGCATGACGTTCGCCCAGTTGATCGCCATCAAGGAAGAGGCTAAGAAAATGCGGGCTGAGGACCGAGCCAAGCCGCTGGTTGATTGCCCGGTCTGCGGCCACACTCTGGATGAGAACGCACGGGGCGAGGTCAACTGCGCTTTTGGCCATTTCCGGCAGCAGGGACGAACCCGACGCATTGGCGATGAGTAGAGGAGCCAGATAGTTGTGCCCAACCTCTACGCCGACATCGCCATGTTCACGCGGCGGTACGCCCATGACTCCGCGCTGACGGCGACCGACCTGGCCGAGGTTCTGCGGGTCCTGAACGACGGCGCCCGCCGGGTCGATGACTACTGCGACCGGCACTTCTACTCAGAGCTGGCGACCCACGTCTACGACGGCAATGGCAAGACGCAACTCTGGCTGCCCGACGATCTGCTCAGCGTGACTACGCTCAAGGCCGACGGCGATGGCGACGGCACCTATGAGATCAGCCTGGCGGTGAACACCGACTACTGGCTGTGGCCGGACAACAGCACCCCGAAGGTGCGCATCGACATCAACCCTGAGAGTTCGCTGATCTCCTCGTGGCCCGTTGGCCGGCGCCGCGTACAGATCGTGGGCGAGTGGGGCTACACGAACACCACGGAGCTCGTGGCGAGCGTGACGACGGAGGTGCTTGACGCTTCGGAGACCGGCGTGGACGTGACCGCCGGCACCGACTTCGCTGCTGGGCAGACGATCCTCGTGGAGTCCGAGCAGATGTATATCGCGTCCATTGCCACGAATACGTTGACCGTCGTGCGCGGCGTCAACGGGACTACGGCTGCGACGCATGTCACCAGCAGCGTGATCCGGCGCTACGTCTACGAGGAGGCCGTCGTCGGCGCCGCGCTCATGTGGGCCGGGCGGCTGTGGAAGCGCCGGGAGACGGCGGACGCGACGACAATCGTGGCCCCCGCCATCGGCACGCTGGAGATCCACCGCGGCCTCGACCCCGACGTCCGCCAGGCGCTGGACCCCTACCGCGCGAGGGTGCTGGTCTGATGGCCGCGCCGATGGTCACCTACGAGCTCAAAGGGGCTGATGCTCTTCTCCGCAAACTGGGGAAGCTCAAGGGCCCCATCCGCCCGATGTTCATGCGCGTCGTCATGCGCGGCAAGAACACGGCGATAAAGGATGCCAAGCCGCACGCCGGCGACACCGGAGCTCTGGCGCGGACCATCCGCTCGCGGGTGGCGTCAGGCCCGATACCAGCGGAGGGGCGCATCTACACGAACGTCCCCGCCGCGCAGCGCATCGAACTGGGGCGGAGTCCCGGCGACAGGCCGGCTATCAACCTCATGAAGCGCTGGGCCTCCCGGCACGGCATCCCAAGTGCCAGGGCAGCACAACTGGCTGAGGATATCGGTAGGCGTGGCAGTAAGCCGGTGGGCTTCATGGCGAAGGCGGCCGAGCATGTCACCGAAATCCTGCCGGAGGAAGTGGCGAAGGCGGAGCGGGCCATCGAGGGGACGTTCAGATGACTGACCTCGCTCGCTTGCAAGATGCACTTGAGGGGCGGTCGAACTTCTCGGAATCGATTCTGCGCGACTGGCTGACGGCGACAGTGCCCACCGGCCGCAGCGCGACGAAGGTCGTCACGCACCCTGCTGCCTCCGCGCTTCGGCAAGCGCAGGCCGACTACGTGCTCGGAGGCCCCGACATCAACGCCGCCATCGCCGCCGCTGGTGCGGGCAAGGTGGAGCTGACCGAGGGGGAGTTCTCTATCGCGGGTGTCATCGACGCTATTTCTAGTGGCACCCTTCAAGGACAGGGCTTTGGCACTGTTGTTAAGAACAGCACGACGGGGTTAGCGGCCCTGCTCCGCATCAAGGGAGACGTGACCCCCATCGCCAACGTCATGGTCAAGGACATCTGGTTTGATGGGGACAATACGGGCGGTAAGACACAGAACTATCTCATCCGCCTGACAGGAACCAATGGCACCCCCGCTGACTGCAAGAATATCCTCATTGACGGTTGCTACTTCAACGATGCGAACGTCGTGGCGGTGGGCAATGACAGCAATACCGAGGACTGTCAGGATGTCATCATCTCCAGGTGCTTCTTCCAAGATATCGATCAGGAGGCGATTCGATTCTCTAACAGCGAACGCATCACGATCAAGCACAATCACTTCCTAGACTGCGCGAAGGATGGGGGCAACCTGTCGCATATCCTCCTGAATTCCGGCTGTGTCGCGTGTCTCGTTCAGGGCAACGCCTTCCGCGCCACGGCTGTCATTGCAAACGCCTACGGTGTTGATGTTGGCGCTTCTTCGAGAATACGAATCTGCGATAACGACTTCTATCAGCTAGAGACCGCTATATGGATGGAGAAGGTGGCCAACACCCTTATCGCCATCACTGGCAACATTTTCAACTCCTGCGGTAAGGCTGGTGTTGATTCAGGAGTTATTGAGTTAGGCACGGCGGCAACGCAAGCCCCTAACCACATCACTATTGCTCATAACCAGTTCTACAGCTCCCAGCGGCGTGATATCGAGAACTCCTGTACCACGGTTGCTGCGACAGACCTCGTCATTGTGAACAACCTGTTCTCCAACAATAGCCAGGATACGGGCGACTGGCCTGCGGTCGCACTTGGCAGGGCTACTGACAGCATAGTGAAGGACAACATCTTCGAGACATGTGGCAAGGGAGTGATCGAGGGCGCAAGTTCAGATCGCAATTCGATAGAAGATAACTTCTTCCGCAGCACGGTGTCAACGGTTATAACGGAAGTCGGGGCCAATAGCGTCTTCCGCAATAACAAGGGCTACACCACCGAGAACACGGGTACGGGCTCAATCGCTAATGGTGCAACATCGGCGGTGATAACCCACGCCTTGGCCTACACGCCTACCCGTGCCCACATCACGATCACTCTTGGAGAGAACCCGACGAACACGCCGGGGGCGATCTGGGTCGATACCATTACCGCGACTCAGTTCACGGTCAACTGCGAGAACGACCCTGGGGCCTCCAACCTTGACTTTAGCTGGGCTGTACGGAGGGTCTAATGCCACGCACCATCAGGGTCATCTCAGGCAACAAGGATGGGGCCGACCTCCGACGCGAGCAGCGGAAGAACCCGATGCACCTCCGCTGTGACGGGACGGCGGACAACCACGAGATCAACGAGGCGATCCAGAACGCGAACAAGGGGATGATGTTCGCGTTTCGCGCTGAGGACTACGAGCGGATATTCGGGAAGGTGAGCGATCTCATTGGCTAACGAGATTCAGGACATCGTTGACCAGATCGTCGTTCTCCAGAACGCCGTCCCCACGCCCACCGGCGAGAAAGACATCACCCACGCCTATGACGAGCAGCCGGAGTCAGGGTCCACCTTCCCCTGCTTCATCAACATCGTGCGGGACGTGGAGGAGTTCGAGCGCTTGGGTGAGGTCCGCCTGCATGCCGTCCTGACGGTTGACATGTACCTCTGCTTCGAGCAGGGCAGTGGCTTCTACGCCGACCGCTCGCGCCGCCTCTGGTATCAGGCGGTGATGGACTACTTCGACAAGCATTTGAGCCTGAACGGGACAGCTCAGTGGGCGGCGATAGAACGTGCCGCCTTCAGCGAGCCGTTGCAGATCACGGAAACGCTGCGCTACCCGGGCGTCAAGTTCGAGCTGAGAGTGAGGATGCAGGCGACCAGCATCGTCCAGATATAAAGGAGGACCACCATGCCACGAAAGCTGAGGTACA